CAAGCTGCTGCGGCGCGACGCGCCCGCCAAGGTGCTGCTGCTCCAGGGCGGCAACCGCGCGGGCAAGAGCGAGTGGGCGGCGTCGCGCGTGGTGAAGATCATGTTCTATTACGCGGGGGAGCACGTCTGGTGCTTTCATCAAAACGAGCGCATGAGCATTGATTACCAGCAAGCGCTCATCGAGAAATACCTGCCAGTGGAGATGAAGACCGAGAAGGCGATCCGCACGAAGACGACTTATCTGAGCTATCAGAAGCAAAACGGTTTTCCGAATAAGAAATTCACGCTGCCCAACCTGACCGACTGCGTGTTCAACACCTACGAGCAGGACAAGAAGACGATTGAGGGCGGCGAGCTCAAGGTGGTGTGGCCCGACGAGCTGGTGCCGCGCTCCTGGGTGGTCGAGCTGCTCAACCGCATCGCCACGCGCAGCGGGTGGATGTTTGTCACGTTCACGCCCAAGGAAGGTTACTCGCCCACGGTAAAGATGTTTCTCGACGTGGCCAGAACCACGGTGGAGAGCACGGCGTTTGTGCTGCCGGAGGACGGCGGCGAGGCGCGGCTCGACCTCGCGCTGGCGGGTGAAAATCCGATGGCATGGTTGGAAGAGGCGGAGACCGATCCGGCGGGGTTCGGCGACCCCGCCCTACAACAACGGAGGGCGCAGCCGGCGGTGCCGGAGGGGCGTCGGTTCGCCAAGGTGCCGCGGATTCTGACGATTGACGACAACCGCAGCGCGGTGGCGTATTTCCACTGTTTCGACAATCCCTACGGCAACCCGGCGGAGCTTTACGCGCTCAACGCCAAGGCGGCGGCGGCGCGGCGCAAGATGGTGTTCTACGGCCTTGCCGAGAAAGCGGTGGCGGGGTTGTTTCCCAAGTTCAACCCGGCGGTCCACGTCATCGCGCCCGAGCGCATCCCCACCGGCGGCACCGCCTACATGATCTGCGACCCGTGCAGTGGGCGCAACTGGGCGCTGGGCTGGGCGCGGGTCGTCAACGCCCCGGCGGGCCGCACGATCTACTTTTACCGCGAGTGGCCGTGTCCTGGCAAGTATGTGCCGGGCGTGGGCGATATGGGCGTGTGGGCGGAGCCGGGAGAAAAGCACGACGGCGAGCGGGGCCCGGCGCAGGCCGCGCTTGGCTGGGGGCTGAAACGCTATGTGCAGGAGATCGCGCGCCTCGAGGGCCGCACGGATTGGGAGCGCGTGGCCGACGACGACGCGTTGAACGGGAAACCTTTCCAGTGGGACGAGGACGACGAGCCGGAGGCTCCGCGGCGGGCGCGGCCCCATTCGACTCGCGGACTCGCTCCCCTCGACGTAGCTCGGGGCAGGCAGGGCGACGCTGCTGCGGCGGAACAGATTTACCAGCGCATCATGGACTCGCGGGCGGCGGCGATGCCCACGCAGACGCGCGAGGGCAGCACGACGCTGCTGGAGCAGATGGGCGACACGGATCTCGACCCGCCGTTTGAGCCGGCCAGCGGCGGCGCGATGTCGGAGGATCGCAACGTGCATTGGGTAGAGCTCATCAACGATCTCCTCGACTACGATGCCGAGCGGCCGCTCGACGCGCTCAACCAGCCGCGCCTTTTCATCAGCGAGGAGTGCAAGAATCTGATCTTCGCGTTTCAGAATTGGACCGGCGAGGACGGGCTCAAGGGCGCGTGCCGCGATTTTGTGAACCTCGCGCAATACCTCGTGCTGGCGGAGCCGGAGGACTTTTCGGGGAAAAGCTGAAATTTTATGAGCGAACCAAGTTTTGAAATCCTGCCGGTGCGGGCGCGGCGTCAGCATGTGCTGCTGTGGCTGGGCGTGAGCCGGCGCACGTTCCGCAAGCTCGTGAGCGCGGGCGTGATCGTGCCGCACCAGATCCTCGGGGCGGGCTACCCGGTGTATTGGCGCGAGGAGCTGCTCGCCGCCGCGCGCGACGGCCGCATCGAGGCCGCGCCGATGAAGCGGCCTACGGAGGAAGCGCAAAGGCGCGAAGGGGCAAAGGCGCGGAGAAGGGCGGCGTGAGAAACAAGCCACGGAGTTTTTAACCACGGATTTCACGGATGAACACGGATAAGCCACGATACCGCGTCCGCCGAACAAAACTCGCCAACCTTCGTCGGTATCTGAGGCGGATGCGGCAAGAGCCAAGAGCTCTGACCCAAAACCTTTCTGAGTTCTTTGGCATCTCCACATCCGTGCCCATCCGTGCAATCCGTGGTAAATCCGAAGTCTTAGAATTTCCCGGTTGAACTTATCCGCCGCGTCTGCTACTGCGACCGGCAACCGCAGCACTTCACCCACCACCATCCTCCCATGCAAACCATCGCTCCTAATTCTCCCGACCAGATCTCCAAGCCGTTCCGCGACGAGGAGGACCAGCCGGACGTGGGCGCGATGCGCGCGCAGTTGCTCTTCGCGGCCGAGCAGGCGGTGGGCGAGATCAACCGCCAGACGCAGAATGAGAACACCCGCTTCTGCCGCTGGGCGGCGCAGCGCGAGGACGGCCGCAAGCCCGACGGCCCGAAGGTGAAGCCCTACGGCGGCGCGAGCGATGTGCGCGTGCGCCTCGCGGACGGCTTTATCCTCGACGATGTGGCGCTGCTGACGACGGCCGCGCGCGAGGGGCGGTTGTCCATCCAGGGCACGCATGGCGGCGTCATGGCCGATGCCGCCAAGACCGGCCTCTACCTCGACTGGCTGCGCGGGGTGAAGATGCAGGCCAACGTGGAGCGCGAGATCATGCTCGCCGCCGAGGGCCGCCAGACCTACGGCTACATGGTGATGGCGGTGAAGTGGGTCAAGGCGTGGGCGCGCGACTACGAGGTGGTCACCGTCGAGGGTTTGCAGCGGGCCGCCGTCGCGCTCGCGCAGGGCTACACGCCCGATGAAAACACGCCCGAGGCGGCGCTGCGCCTGCTGGCAATCGCGCCGATGTTGCCCGACCTCTTTGTCGTCAATGCCGACACGCAGCGCGCGTGCGTCGCGCTGATGCGCGCGGCGTATCCCGACCTCGAGCGCGGCGAGGCTTACCGGCAGCTGCGCGAGCTGCGCTCGACGGGCGAGATGAAACTGCCGGTGCGCTACCTGCGCGTCAACGAGCCGGTGTGGCAATGCCTGCGCCCGTGGCGCGACTGGTTCGGCCCGCTCAACACGTTCGACGCGCAGAGCGCGCGCTGGCATTGCGAGCGCGAGGTGCTCACCGCGCAGCAGCTCGACGCCAAGCGCGTGGATCCCGATTGGGCGGGGTGCGGGGATTTCATTGACGCCGTGCGCGGCACGATGGGCTTCAGCGTCATCAACTGGTCCATCCAGCGCGGCCCGAGCTCAGGCCAGCCCTACCGCGACCGCATGGAGGAGATGCGCGGCCTGTGCGAGCTGTTCACGCTCACCTACTGGCACACCGACGAGCAGGGCGTGCCCTGCCTGTATCGCACGGTGTTCTCGCCGTGGCTCGACACGCAAAGAGGCCACGAAGGGGAGGGCCTGACCGGGCCGGACGGCCCGCTCAACTACGACTGCGCGTGCTATCCCTATGTGTTTTTGCCGCTGGAGATGCCCGACCGCTATCTCGTGGACTCGCGCGGCCGGCCCGAGGTGCTCGGCACGCAGCAGGTCGAGGTGAAGCACATGCGCGACGCGCGCATCAACCAGACCGACATGGCCCTCCAGCCGCCGCTCATCCGCCCCGAGCGCGAGATCGGCCTGCCGCTCACCGTCAAGCCGCGCGGCGAGATCGGTTTCCGCCGCACGGGGCAGACCGCGTTCATGACGGTGCCGCAGCAGGCGCAAGGCGCGGGCGGGCTGGAAAATGAGGCGTTGCAGGACGCGCGCCGCTACCTCGCGCGCGACCGCGAGATTGACCCGGTGCGCGTGGCCGCGCGGGAAAAGGCGATGGTGGCCGGTTGGTGCGCGCAGCTCGCCGAGTGCTGGCTGCGCACGCTCCAGCTCTCCCAGCAGTTTGCCGACGAGGTGGAGTTTCAGCGCGTCGTCGGCGGCTCGGCGCAGACCATCCGCGTGAGCCGGGCCGACATCCAAGGCAACCCCAACCTCAAGCTCACGTTCAACGTGGACACGCTCGACCCCGAGCGCATGGAGAGCAAGGTGAAGATGTTTGCCCTGCTCAACAGCCTCAACGATGGCACGGTGAAGGGCGGCCCGATCCTCGCGGAGTTCACGCAGCATTATTTCCCCGAGGTGGCGGATGCCGCGCTCCGCACCGGCGAGCAGGCCGATGCGCACGAGATCAAGGACACGGCCGACATCGTCGGGCGCATCCTCGGCGCGGGCATCGAGCCCGACTACGCGGAGGACGGGCAAAACTTCCAACTCCGCCTGCAATGGCTCCAGCAGCAGGTCGCGCAGCCGGCCACGCAGCAGAGCATGGCGCAGTCGCCCGACAAGGCGGCGCTCGTGCAGAAGTATGCCGAGCACCTCGCGTTCATGGTCTCGCAGAAGACCGACCAGGCGCAGGCCGGCCGCACGGGCGTCTCCCCCGCGCCGGTGAGCGCGCCCACGCGCGCGGCGGCCTGATCGTTCTCGTTCTCTTACTCCTACTCGTTCTCCTCTCCTATGGAAACCACACCCAAACCGCCGGGCTTCTTTGCCCGCATGATTCTTGCGCTGCCGGTTGTCCGGCGGGAGCTAAACAGTGCGGAGCAGCAGCTCGCTGCCAAGAGTGCCGCCATTCATCAATACCACGATGACAACGTGCGGCTCCGGGAGCGGATCAGCACGGTCAAACTTCCGCTTGAGCAGGAAATCCACGAGCTAAACGAGAAGCTGGAGGACGCGCTGGAGCAGCTCGAACAATCCAAAATCGAAAATCAAAAACCCAAAATCCAGCCGGCGGCCGGCCCGCTCGCGGCCGACGAGGTGCTCGACGCCTTCAGTGTCACGGAGCGCGAGCCGTGGTTTGCGGCCACGATGCAGGAGATTGAGGGCTTGATCGAGGAGGCCACGCGGGCGGTCGAGGCGCAGCCCGCCGCGCCCGCCAGCGCGGAGGCGCGCACGCACGCGGCCGGCGGTCTCTTCGCCCTGCGCGATTTGCGCGAGCGGCTGCACGCCCTGCGCGAAACGGCGACGAAGCGAGAGGACACTGAGGACAAAGCGGCCTGAGATGACCGCAGTTACCGAGCGAAGCGACATCAGCCTTTTAACCACGGATTACACAGATGGACACGGATAAAGAAACCATCGCATTGCTGCGCGGCGTGATTGAGCGGCTTCAAAATGAAATGAGGTCGCAGCAGCAGACGTATTTTAAAACAGACTGTGAGCGGTGGCAGAAGATCAAAGGCAACCGGAAATTATCAGCGCGGATTGAAAACTTACAGGACGAGCTGGAACGTGTCACGGCTTACAAAGTGAAATACGCGCGGCAACTCAGGAAGCTCCGCCTGAAAATCCGGGTTTTATCCGTGTAATCCGTGGTAAAATCCGAATCCGGTCAGCCCGTGGTAGCAACGCCACGGGCTTTTTCGTGCCTATTTTCCGCGATGCGCGGGCGGTAAATTCGGCCCAATCGGCCCAATCGGCCCAATTGAACCGCCCCCCGTTGACCGAGCGAAAATCGCGCGCGCAACTCGCGCCATGAGGCAATCGCTCACGCGCCGGCAGTCTCCCTCCACCCGCTGTTTCGAGCGGGCGGGGTGTTTTTGGCGCGCACTTTCTATCACGACCCCGCCCTCCGCCATGAAGTTTGCCGCTCTGCTCGCGCTCGCCCTGTTTTTCAACCACTCCGCTTTGCGCGCGGAGCCTGCCGCCCCCGCCTCTGCCCCCGCTCCCGCCGCCCCGGCCAAACCCGCCGCCCCGGCAAAGACGCCCGACACTTCCGAGAACGCCCTCGCCACCTTGCTCGCCGCTGGTGGCGAGAAACGCAAGCCCAAGGCCGCCGCGCCCGCCGATGATGACGACGCGCCGATTGACGGCGAAGGCGACGACGATCTTGACGACGACGGCAAGCCCAAGGCCGCCGCCCAAGCCGGCGAGGATGATGACGACCTACTCGACAAGGTGGCCGCCAAAGCCGCCAAGCCCGCCGCCGATAGCGAAGACGAAGAGGCCGCGCTCGCCGAGGCGCAGGCCAAGCTCGACGAGGCCGAGGCCGACCTCGACGACGAAGGCAAGAAAGCCCGCCGCGGCTTCACCCCCGCGCAGCAGAAGATTTTCGACAAGGAGATGGCCAAGAAGCGCGCGGCCGTGCGCGAGGCCAAGACCGAGCTCGCCACCAAGACCGCCGAGCTGGAGGCCGCGCAGGCCGAGCTCGCCACCGCCAAGGAGACGCCGCTCCCCGCGCCCACGCCCACCGCCGCCAACCCGCTCGCCCACCTCACCAGCCCCGCCGCGCTCGACGAGCATGTGGCCAGCATCCGCACTTGGCGGCGCTGGTGCAATCTCAACCCCGAGGGCGGCACCACCGGCCCGGACGGCAAGGAGCTGGCCAAGGAGATTTACGCCGCCGACGTGCGCCGCTACCTCGCCGACAGCGAGGAGGAGCTGCTCACGCACGCGCCCGCGCAGGCCGCGTTTCTCAAGTCGCAGGCCGAGGCCGAGACCCGCGCCGTGGGCCTCTACCCGTGGCTCAAGAACCCGCACGCCGAGCAGAGCGTGCGCGTGAAAGCGATCCTCCGCGCCGCGCCGCAACTGGCGACGGTGGCGGACATCAAACTGATTTTGGCTGACCACATCGCCAACAGCCAGGCACGCCAGGCCGCCGCCGCGAAACCGGCACCACCGGCCCTCAAGAAACCCGCCTCCCGTGCTCCCGCCACTCCCGGCGGCAGCGCCCCGCCGCCCCGGATCCCCGGCGCGCGCGTGGCCGCCTCGCGTGCGCTCCGCACGTTCCGGCAGACGGGCCGCGACGACGACAACAGCGCCATCACCGCCGCCCTCAACGGGCACGGCTAAACCACCAACCCAAACCTTCCCGGCGCCCTGCGCGCCCTCCCTCCCATGCCCGGACTCATCGAATCGAACCTTGACGGCACCGCCCTGGTTCAAGACCTCAGCAACTTTTTCACGTTTCTGCAAGCCGCCGAGACGCTGGAGCTCTCCATGCTCCCGACCACGAAGATCAACAAGCGCGACTTCCAAGACCAGGTGGACGACTACGGCTCCACCGACGACATCGAGGGCGTGCTCTCGAACGCGCCGGTCACCAGCACCACCGACCAGCTCGCCAACATGGGCTACACGCAAAACTTCGCCATGAAGATGCGCGAGACGTGGGCCGTGGACGACATGGCCGACACGGTGGACGAGAACCCGGCCTTCGGCGCCGGCGGCTTCCGCCCCGCGCAGATCAAGAAGGCGCTCATCCGCCTCAAGATGCGCATGGCCAAGCAGGTCTTCTCCCTCATCGAGGGCCGCCGCCAGACCGGCGCGCTGCCCTACCGCTCCTGCTCCATCGGCGGCTTCATCAAAAGCGGCGCCCCCAGCGGCGACCAGCTCGTGCCCGCCATCGCCCGCCCCAGCGCCTCGATGATCTACACCGGCACCTGGGCGGATCTCGCGCCCGGTGGCGCCACCCCGCTCGAGGACACCCTCCGCGGCATCATGCGCGTGCGCTACGACGCCGCCTTTGGCATGAGCAATCTCGTGCTGGTGGCCGGCTCGCAGCTCAAACAGCGCGTGAGCGACTGCTCGATCTTCCGCGCCAACGTGACCGGCGCGACGGTCGTGCGCCGCGTCAATGACGACGAGGACGGCACCCTAAGCGCGGTCGTGGATCACCTCCAGACCGACTTCGGCAAGCTCGACATCGTGCCCTCGACGCGCGTGCGCCGGGTGGATGCGACCAACACCGCCGTGAGCAGCACGCTCGCGCAGCAGAGCGGCTACATCCTCGACAAGAGCAAGTGGGGCATCGGCTACCGCCGCAACCCCATCAACAAGGACCTGCCGGACAACGGCGGCGGCACCAGCGGCGAGGTCTCGGCCATCTACGGCCTCCGCGCCTACTTCCCCGGCGCCAACGGCGCGATCCTGCCGGCGAGCTAAACCACTGCGCGGGCCGGATCAACCCGGCCCGCGCGTCACTTTTCACTCTCACAAAACCAAAACTTCCAACGCCCCTCCGGGGCAACACCCATCATGGCTACCTACACTCCTTACGGACTCACCACGCAAGACCGCGCCGGTCTTGGCGGCAAACGCAACTTCGGCTGTCTCATTGACTACACCGATCTCAACGGCACCGCCGCCACCACCCTCGTCCTCACG